CTGGAGCAATGATTGTTGTATCGGTTGCTGAATACTATGTCTACAATGATCGTGGTACCACGACACAGACATTTACATCAAATGTAGGTCAAGGTATTCGTATTGCACCAGATTCAATCATCAATGTGAATTCTGGTTTGATGGATGCTAAGAATACATTTGTTATTTCATATCTACACAAAGCAATCAAGCCACTCAATCAATTAAGAATGATTGAAGATGCGATTGTCATCTACCGTATTTCAAGAGCACCAGAACGCCGTATATTCTACATTGACGTTGGTAACTTACCACGTGGTAAAGCAGAGCAATATCTGCGTGACATCATGGTTAAGTATCGTAACAAATTGGTTTACGATGCCAACACAGGTGAGATTCGTGACGAACGTAAGCACATGTCTATGTTAGAAGATTTCTGGTTACCCCGCCGTGAAGGTGGTAAAGGTACAGAAATTACCACATTACCTGCTGGTCAAAACTTAGGTGAACTAGAAGACGTAAAATACTTTCAGAAGAAATTATTACAGTCACTCAACGTACCATACTCACGCCTTGAATCACAAGAAGGTGGTCTTGCTGGTCTAGGTCGTTCACAAGAAGTGACCCGTGATGAACTCAAGTTTGCCAAGTTTGTTATTCGTCTGCGTAATAAGTTCTCACAAATCTTTGACGAAGCATTGAAAGTACAATTGGTACTTAAAGGCATTTGTACACGTGAAGAATGGGAAAAATTTAAAGAAGATATCTATTACGACTTCCGTAAAGATAATAACTTTACAGAACTTCGTGAAGCAGAACTGTTACAGAATCGTCTGCAAATGGTAAGTTTAGTTGATCCATTTGTTGGTCGATACTTCTCCAACAATTATGTAATGAACAAAGTTCTCATGATGACGGATGAAGAAATTGAATCAATGCACCAAGAGATTCAAAAAGAAAAAGATACTTTACCTGATGACATGCAAGGTCCTGTATTAGGTGGTCCACCACAAGGTGCCGCACCACAAGCAGAACCAGAAGATAACACGGTAGAAAACACCGAAGAAGAAGAGTCATTGACACCTGGTTTAGATGATGAAGTTAGTAAATCGGTTGTCAGTATAAATAATAGACGCAGATAAGGAAGATTAATATGCAAATCCAAGAAATTATCAATCAAATTGCTGCTGGTGATAGTGCCGCAGCGAAAGAGAGTATAGAAAATGTTTTATCCGCAAAAGCGTTCGATGCGCTCCAAGGCCGTAAGCAAGAAATGGCTGCTACTCTTTTTGGCGGGCAAGAGCAAAGTCACGAAGAAGTTACCGACGATGAAGAAGAAATGAGTGAAGGTGTTGTTGGTCGGGCTGTTCGTGGTGTTGGTCGGGCTGCTGGAACCGCAGTAGGTGTTGCTGCTGGGACCGCAGGGGCAATTCATGGTGCTGGTAAAGCCGTAAAAACAGTATACAAAAAATCAAGAGATGATTCTGAGTCTCATGTAGCATCAACTTTTAATTAATAAAATTGATGAAATCATTACTGGAATTTAAATCTATTGTTGAAGAGGAGAAGTCGGACTATTCAAAGTTCGATGCACTTGTTCGTGCTGGTTTAGCCAACAAAGCACAACTGCAACGCATTCACAAAATCTTAGACAAGATGGGTGAAGAACGACCAGTATTCAATAATGCTGATCGTGAAATCATGCGTAATCTTTTCAATCGTATGATAGATTTGGTTTCAAGTAAACAGATTTACGGTAAAGCAAGACAAGCAGTTCGTGAAGAAGTAGAATTGAATGAAGCACGTATGGATACACCATTGGTACCAGACCCACCAGTGGTTTTGGTAATCAAACGTAAAGCGGTAAGATTGTATCCAGACGGCACACGTATTGCTCTGTATTGGAGTGATAAAATAAAAAGAGCATTTAGTATTCCTTATGGTCCAATGGTTGATGCTCCAGTTCAAGCAGAAGAATATATTAAAGAATTAGTAGAAGCAGAAGAGATAATACTCAATGATGGCAACATTCTTTCTTTGAGTGAAGAAACAAAACAACAAATCATAAACACATACAGCCAGTTAGAAGAAGATAGCAAAGAATATTTTTGGCAACAACTAACTGAATCTGTAACAACTTTTGGAAAAATAAATGAATTTTGTAGACTTAATTCTGCAAAATAAATTAGACGAAGCCAAAGAGTTAATCTTTGAACGTCTAAACGACATTGCTTCTATTCGTATGGAAGAAGCAAAGCCATATGTCGTTGATGCAATGTTTGAAGAGATTGAAGTTGACGAAGAAGTGTTGGAAGAAGCGGCTAAGAAACGCAATCCAAACATTCAAAAGATGGGTCGTATTACAAAGGTACGCCGCCGCATTCGTCGTAACAAAAAAGGTAGAATTGTTGTACAGAGAAATGTACGCAAATCAGGAATAAAAGGTTACCGTATTTCTGGTAATACAGTAAAGCGCATACCTGCAACAGTAAGATTACGTAAAGCACGTTTGTTAAAACGTTCTTGGAAAACAACAAGAAAAAGTAAACTAAGACGCACATTGTTAAAGAGAAAAATGTCAATGCGCCGTCGTCAATCGATGGGACTAAAATAAAATGCCATTTGAAATTACCAATACACTAAGAGGCTCGTCAATTGTCCGTGCTGTTGATCCTGGCACGTATACAATTACTCTCAACAATTTGAGAGCAAACGCCACAACCGAAACCGTTACTGCCGCTGATATTAAACATGTTTTGTGGTCAACAAACGGCAACATTCGTATCACAAGAAATGGTGTTCCACTATTAGCACTTCAAAATGGTGGTGATATGGATTTCGATTCTTATGGTTATTCGGTTGCAAACAACAATACTCAAAGCATTGTAATTGAAATTAATACTGGCGGTACAATTATCTTACACTTAGCCAAGTATGCAACATACAATGTTGATCCATATACAGGAGTCAGTCTATAATGAAACTCATCAAAGAACATATTGAAGCAGTAAGATATCTTACCGAGAAAACAGAAGATGGTAAAAAACAAATGTACATCGAAGGTATCTTCCTTGTTGGCGACACAGTTAACCGAAACAATCGCATGTACGAAATGAAAACGTTACGTAACGAAGTTGCACGATATACAAAAGACCTTATTGAATCAAATCGTGCGCTTGGAGAGTTAGGACATCCTGATACACCATCACTTAATCTTGAACGTGTATCTCATAAGATTGTTAGTCTTAAAGAAGACGGAAATACTTTTGTAGGTAAAGCACTGATTATGGAAACACCCTATGGTTTGATTGCAAAGAATCTGATTGAATCTGGCGTCAACCTAGGCGTTTCATCACGTGCTTTAGGTTCTGTCGTAATGACAAAAGAAGGTTATAATCTAGTACAAGATGATCTACGTCTTGCAACTGCTGCTGATATTGTTGCTGACCCTTCTGCTCCAGGTGCTTTTGTTCAAGGCATCATGGAAAACAAAGAATGGATGTTCGTGGAAGGAAAGTTTGTTGAGTCGCATATCGAACATGCTAAACAACAAATTCGCAAAGCGTCACGCAGAGATGTTGAATCTGTCGGATTACAACTTTTCGAAAACTTCCTACGAAAACTTTAAAATTTATAAATAAGAAATCATAAGGAGATATTCAATGGCAACAAACAAACTCATGGAAGCAGCGGCAGAGATTCTTGCAGGAAGCAAGTCATCTGCTCCTGGTATGCCAATGCCTAAACTGCCTTCTGTTACTCCAGGTAACTCTGGAACACCTGAAGACTTGGGCGGTCCTACACCTCAGAACAACAAACCTACTGATGATTCTAACAAGTTATCAGGTAAAGGTAATGCTAAGAGTGCAGCAGCACCTACAACTAAACCTTCAGCGGCATCAAGCGATGTTCAACTTGGTGACAAGAACATGAAGTATGGTACAGGCACAGCAATGATGCCTGAAGATACTGATGTTGAAGAAGAAATTCTTGACGATGATTCGGCAGTTGAAGGAATCAAAGCACAAATCAAAGAAGATGTTGCT